AAACTCACATGAACTATTCAGAAAATGGTATGTCGATGGCAGAATCTACTTTCATAAAGTAGTAGATTCTAAAAGACCACAAGCAGGCATACAAGACCTTAGAAACATTGACCCGATGAAAATCAAAAAGGTCAGAAATGTTGAAAAGGAAAAAGATACAAAAACAAAAATTGATATAATAAAGAAAGTTGAAGAATTTTATGTCTTCAGCGATAAAGGTTTTAATAAAGGCAGTGCCAATGAAGGCACTACTGTAAAGATTGCACCAGAAGCGATTAGTTATACAACTTCTGGTATGTTAGATTACACAAAGAATGTTGTAATCGGATATTTGCATAAGGCATTGAAGACTGCTAATCAGTTATCAATGATGGAAGATGCACTTGTTATTTACAGAATATCAAGGGCACCAGAAAGAAGAATCTTCTATATTGATGTTGGTAACTTACCAAAAGCAAAGGCAGAACAATACCTTGCAGATACAATGAACAAGTATAGAAATAAACTTGTTTATAACGCAGACACAGGCGAAATCAAAGATGATAGACGCCATATGTCGATGTTAGAAGACTTTTGGTTACCACGAAGAGAAGGTGGTCGAGGAACAGAGATTACAACTCTTCCAGGTGGTCAGAATCTTGCAGAGATAGAAGATATCGAATACTTCAAGAAGAAGTTATATCGTTCTCTCAATGTGCCTAGTTCAAGATTAGAAGCAGACAATGGTTTTAATATGGGCAGGGCATCAGAGATATCAAGAGATGAACTTAAATTTAATAAGTTCACGAAGAGACTGCAAACAAAGTTTGCTAGATGTTTCACTGATATTCTTAGAACGCAACTAGTGTTAAAGAATCTAGTTTCGGGTGAAGAGTTCGATGCGATAAAAGATTTTATATATTATGATTTTGCGACTGATAATCACTTCACTGAATTAAAAGAGGGAGAGATTATGAGAGAAAGATTAGATATTCTTTCACAAGCAGAATCATATGTTGGGAAATATTTTTCTGACGCTTATGTTCAGAAACATATATTACATATGTCAGAAGATGACATCACTCGTATAAAAGGAGAGATTGATTCAGAAGGACACAGTGAGGAGGAAGACTTTTAATGTCAGAGATAGGTAAAAAAATAGTAGACCAGATAGAATCTGGACAGTTAAACAGTGCCAAGGAAACTATTTTCCAAGGTATGAAAGAAAAGGCTGCTGATGCTGTCGACATGAAAAGAGTCGAGATGTCAGTAGATTGGGCAAATGGCGAAGACTTGGGAACAGATAACAACGATTCTGAGTGAGGCAAAGTTTAAACTGCCTCGTGACCAGAAAGAAGTCAAGAAACAGACTGAAAGAGTTGCCGGTAAAACACTAGACATTAGGTATGGTGAAGACAAAAGAGGCAAAGTTCATGTCTACATTGACGGCGTTTCTATGGGTGACCCCTATAGAAACATGAAAGAAGCAGACAAAGAGATGAAGAATATAAAGAATGTAATCAGACAAATGGGTGAAGAAAACATCTCCAAAGAAGAAATATTAGGAGTAATAAATGAAATTAATATCTGAATTTAATGATTACGCAGTAGCACCTGTTATCGTTGAAGAAAACGAAAAGGGCGAAAAAGAATACTTCATCGAAGGAGTCTTCATGCAATCTGATATAAAAAACCGAAATGGCAGAATATATCCAGAACAAGTCATGAAAAAAGAAGTAGACCGATATGTTAAAGAATTTGTTGGTCCAACAATTAATTTAGACAAAGTATCTCACATGATTACCAAACTAGAACAAGATGGTAAAAACTTCATGGGGAGAGCAAAGATTTTATCAACACCAAACGGACAGATAGTGAGAAACTTGATAAACGATGGTGCAAAACTTGGTGTATCATCTCGTGGTCTCGGTTCATTAGAGACAAGAGGTGGCGCTCAAGTGGTAAAAGACGATTTTCAGTTGGCAACTGCCGCTGATATCGTTGCAGACCCTTCTGCTCCAGAGGCTTTCGTAGAAGGCATTATGGAAGGAGTAGAGTGGTATTATGATTCTGGTATTCTTAAAATGAAAGATGCAGAGCAAATGCGTAAAGAATTACGCACTGCAAAGTCATCTAAGTTGCAAGAAACCAAATTAAATTTATGGAAAAAGTTCGTAGAGAACTTATAATATATAAATAAAAGAGTTAAGCTAAAACTCAAACAGGAGAAACAAATGGCAGATTTAGAAAAAAACCTAGAACAGGCAATTGAAGAGGCTATGCAGCCAGATTCAAAAGCTGAAAAAGGTGACTCAAAACCTGTTAAGCAAGGTTCATCAGACGCCGCTAAAATTGAAAGTGGTAAAGGTGAAGTCGTCAAACCAGAAGAAAATCCTGTTGACAAAGCAGTTGCTTCAATTAAAAGTGCAGAGAAAGGCACCAAAGAAGTTAGTGGTGACCCACAACAGAAAGGTGAGGCTGCTCCAGAGAAGCAACCAAAGTTGAAAAAAGTTTCAGAAGATGACCTCAAAGAAGAGGACAAACCTTCTAAAATGAATCAAATCAAGGCTATGGTCAACAAAATGAAGGATATGAGTAAGAAAGAACTTAGTGCTATGTATAACAGCATGCACAAAGATGAAGTCGAAGACTCAGAAGAGGTTGACGAATCCTTGACTAAAGCAGAAATTGCGAGAAACATCGTTGAAATGCTGAAAGGCATGGACGAAGAAGCAGTAAACGAATTTGCATCTTCACTTCAAGAGGAAGAAATGCCTAAGAAGAAGAAAGATGACGAAGACGAAGAAGAAGTCGCTGAAGAAGACGATAAAGAAGATGACGAAGACGAAGACGAAGATGACGAAAAAGAAGTCAAAGAGTCTAACAAAGTTGAGTCAGAACTTGTTGAGATGGAAATAGAGGACGACCTAGAGAAAATCTCAGAAGCCCTTGAACTTTCAGAAGAAAATTCCGAGAAGGCAAGAACAATCTTTAAGGCAGCTGTATCTTCAAAAGTTTCAGAAATCAAAGAACAACTCGAATCAGAGTATTCAGAAAATTTAAAAACCTCAATAGAGAATGTTAAAGGCGACCTTGCGGAAGCAGTTGACAAATATCTATCATATTGTGCAGAAGAGTGGACGAAAGAAAACGAACTTGCAATCGAAAGAGGTTTGAGGTCAGAAATGACAGATAACTTTATCGATGGATTAAAAACATTGTTCGTAGAACATTATGTTGAAGTACCAGAAGATAAGTATGATGTTATTGACGAACTCGCAAATCGTCTTGATGAGATGGAAGAAAAACTTGACAGCGAAGTTCATAAGAATATGGAAATCGTTGAAGAGAATGATTCACTCAAAAGACAAAATGTTGTGAGAGAGGCATGTCTCGACTTGTCTGAATCACAAAAAGAGAAAATGGTTTCATTATCAGAAGGAGTAGACTACAAAGACACAGAAGATTTCGCTGAGAAAGTTTCTGAGTTAAAAGAAGCTTACTTCCCAAGTGATGAAGTCATTGCAGAAGAAACTGTTGTAGAAGAAGGAACAGGTGAGTTCTCAGATGAGAGTGAAACTGTTTTAGACCCTAACATGGACAGATATTCATCTGCTATAAGTAAACTAAAACCATTAGGTTAATAATTAATAGGAAATAACAATGTTTTTATCAGAAAACTTACAAGAAAAGTGGGAGCCGATTCTAGAACATTCCGATTTGCCAAGCATTGAGGATAACTACAAGAAAGCCGTCACAGCAGTTATTTTAGAAAACCAAGAGAAAGCACTTGCAGAAGACAGAGCTACTCTTGAAGAAGCTGCACCTGTTAATGCTACTGGCACTGGAATTAGTAATTGGGACCCAATCCTAATCTCACTAGTTCGAAGAGCTATGCCAAATCTCGTTGCTTACGACATTTGCGGTGTTCAACCAATGACTGGTCCTACAGGACTTATCTTCGCTATGAAAGCAAGATATCAAGACTATCCATCAGGAAATAGACTTGCACAATCAGAAGCTATGGGCGTAAATGAAGTTAGAACTGCACATTCAGCAGCTGC